GCGTCGTGATTTTCCGGATTGCGTAGACGTCGGGGCCGGCCGGAGACACGGCCACGGAAAGGCTGTCCCCGCGCGTTGCCTGCCACTGCCCAAGGAAACGCCCGTCGGCATTGCACAGCGTGACCGACAGCGTCGAGGCTTTCCCGGATACCCGCTCAACGAGGTCGATTGCCTCGACCCACGGCAAAAGCGACGACGCCGAAAGGCGATTGTAAAGTATATCCACTGGAATCATTGCGGCCTCCGATACTCCGGAAGCGTCGAAACGACAGCCTGCGACGGCTTGCGGTTTGGGATTGCGAGCGCCTGCCCGTAGTCGAATCGCCACACCGTCAGGAGTTCCGGATTTCGCGTCCCGTTCTCGGCCATGATTTCGCGCGTAGCGAGGTCGTCGTCGTACTGGCCCAGTGCAATCTGGTCGAACGTATCGGCCTGAATCGTCACATACTGTTTCATCTTGAACCTCCGGAATATGACAACCCTGCGTATGCGGCAAAAGCCCCGGCAATCGCTTCACCGGATGCACCGGATCCGGCCTGCACCGCGCGCGCAATTTCCGCACCGGCACCGGGGGCCGCACCGCGTGCGTCCACAGCGTTATGCACAACGATTTGAACATTCCCCGCCGTGGCGGCCCCGGGGCTATCGCCAATGAGATCGCCGATAAGCGGCAGACCACGCAGGGAATCGGTCAGCCACGAAACCTTTTCGAGGATTGCGCTGGTAATGGAATCGACAACCGAATTTATCCACTCGCTCGCAAAGCTCTTGATGCGACCAAACCATGCGGAAACCGTGGAATATATCGACTTGAACGTATCGACAACGCGCCCCGGGATGCCTTCTACCGTTTCAACGACCGCCGTTATGGAATTGTCTATGAATCCACAGAATCGCGCCACCTGCCCTTGCCAGAATCTGATACCTTCAACGAAGGAATGCACAACGACGTTCACGCCTTCGATTGCACCCACGGCGACTTTCATGCCGACGCGGAATGCGTCCCCCGCCATTTCGGCGAATTCCTTGATCGTGTCGCGGTTATCCCGGATGAGCGCAACGAAGTCTTGCAAAGCGGAATTCACGGTCGGCATGACCTCGATCCCTATTTGCCGAAGTGCACCCTGCATTTGCAGTTGTGCGCGCGTAAAGTTGTCGTTCGCCTCTTCGGCTTTTTTCAGAGCCGTTCCGTCGAGCACATACCCGGCTTTCTTCGCCTCGGCGCGCATCGTTTCGAGAGCTTCGGAGCCGCCTGCAATCGCAGCTGCCACCTTCTGCCCGTTCTCACCAAATAGTGCCAGAGTCGTTCGCGTTTTCGCGGCCACATCGTCTACCTCGGAAAGTGCGTCCGACATCCGGACGAACATCTCCTCGGCGTTCATGGATTTGACTTCGGACATCGAAATCCCGAGGGCCGCGAACGCTTTTTGCGCTTTGCCGTTGCCAGCTGTGGCCGCCTCCATCTGGCGGTTTAGCTGCCGCAGGGCCATGTCGAAATCTCTTTCTGACGCACCGCCAAGACCGACGGCGTAGGCCAGTTCCTGATACGCGTCAGACGCAATGCCGAGTTGCCGAGAGGTTTTCGCGATCTGGTCGCCTGCGGTAATTGTACTTTTCCCGAGGTCCCACAGCGCTTTGCCTGCGGATACCGCAGCCGCACCGACAGCGGCGAGGCCACCAACGGCGAGGGCCGCCGTTCCGCCTGCAGTTTTGAATGCGTCGCCGACAACCGAAATCGAACGGACAAAGCTGCTCATCGGCCCCGGCGTATCGGCGAGGCCCTGCTTCAATGTGGCGAAAAAGCCTAGGGATTTCGCTTTGTCCGGAATGGCGCCACCAAGCTCTTTATATCTTTTTTTCAGCCGTTCGAGCTGCGCCAGAAGTGCAGGGTCTTTCACCTTCTCGCTGGCCTTTGTGTAGTCCCGGATTTCGCGCGCAAGCCTGCCCATTTCGGCGGAACGTCTCGCCGAATTATTCAGAGCTTCGACGTCTTTTCGCCGCTCGCCTACGCGCTTCAATTCCGCGGCCACGCCTTCGGCGGATGCATCGACAAGTCCGAGGCGTTCCGACAGTTTCGCATATTCTTTTTGCAGGCGTTCAACGGCCTTCGCGTCGTTTTCCGCGCTCGCCTTTGCCGATTCCCCCGCAATCTCGGTCATACGCGCGAGGTCGGCTTCGCGTTTCGTCAGCTGTGAGAGTTCGTTCGACGTACTGCGCGCGATGCTTGCGGCCGCGTTAAAAGCCGCCTGATAGTCGCTGGACAGGGCCGCCGTGATTTCGATTTCCCGAACTATATCCGTCATGTCTAACCCTCAGTACATCCTGTGCAACTTCGCACCATTGCACGATTTCGCGCACCGGTAGACGATATACAGAAAGCGCGTCCGTCCCGAGCGCCTGCGCGGCAAAAGCCGCCGCACGTTTCAACGTCACAAGGGGATCGCCCCTTCCATAGACCGTATAAAATTTGCGTTCACGATTTGCACAAAAAATAGGAAATACTGCCACGGGAGTTCGTTTACCGATTCCGGCGAAACGCCGAAGATCCGCGCACCAAGACGACGGCAAAAGCCAGTGTCGTTCGTCCATACGCCGGTCTCCGCCGACGGAGGCGCGAGGGCCAGCATATCGGCGGCGGTCATACCCCGCAAAGCGTCTTGTAGCTTCTGCGATATAAATCCTTCCCCGGGTACCTTGTTCTGCTTCGACGCGCGCAGGATTGCGGAAATGTCGTCATACAAATTTTGTGCGCTCGGTGTTAGTGCCATCGTCTGTCCCTTTATGAAAAGCGGGGCCGCGTATATCGCGGCCCAGTGTGATTATTGCAGGAACTTTCGCGAGTTCGCGAGCTCGTCCACGAGCTCGCCAGCCGCGTTTCGGATTCTACAAATGTCGTTCAGTTTGGATATGTCGATATATACCGTGCCGTCGATCTGGATTAGCTCGTCGAAGACCTCAAATGACGCCGTCGCGCCCATCTCCCCGCCGCGCGTGAGCGTTCCGGGAGTGACCGATACGCAGGCTACGGACATAAAACAGGAAAAGTTCATCTGTACCGCTTCCGTAGCCGCGCTACCTTGAATCACACCCCGGAATTCCAAGGTATGGCGGCCATGCGCGAAGGTCGCGAAAAATTCCGGGGACGCGACGCGGGTTGCGAACTGGGCCTGCATCGAGGCGATCGACCCGATAACAGGAACGGCCACGGGGCCCGCGATGCCTGCGCCCGAAATTTCCTGAGTAGTACGCGCCAAGACCGGGAGCGTGAGGTCGCCCGTGAACGGCGTCGGGCGGTTGTCATAGTAGCACCGAAGATTGCACACAACTTCGGGGATTACTGCGGTATTTGCCATGATATGCCTCCTTATGCCAGGCTGGCCTCAAAGCCGGGGACATCGAACTCAAAAACGCCGTTGATCTCCTGCATGGGAGGCGGCGGTGCAATGCGAATTCTAAAGTAGACGACGCCCCGAATCAACTGCTCCGTCGTGTTTCGCTCGTCGTCGATCGCTACGGACGCAGCGTTCAGCGCGCCGAAGCCCTGCAATGACGCGAGAATCTGGTTAAACGCATTGACCACGCCTTCGAGTTGCCTGCGGTTCAGCGGGTTGTCGATGCGCGGCTGCGCGAATAATTGGAACGAGTTCTTGACGTAGTTGAACATCCTGCGCTCGGACAGAATGCTGTCTTTAACATCGGTATTCCCCGGGAACGCGCTTGTATTGTTGCCCCAGAGAACCCAGCCGTTCGCAGTATTCAGCGCGCCAATGACGCCGTTTGCACCGAGATAGGTGTTCACCTCATCGCGATTCTGGAAAAGCGGGGCTTCGTGGTATTCCGCATGATACTCCTGATAAGTGAGAGTGACCGCCCTACCGGGGGGGATCTCCTCACTATTGACCGCCAGATACGTGTCTCCGACCGACGTCAGCTGTAGTACGTGCACCTCCGGAGCCTCTTTGATCGCGTAGAAGGCTTCCGCAGGGAGCTGGCCCGCGCCGGTCCCAACTCGGTATGGCGTCGAAGCGTCAGACCCGAGATAAACGCGGCCGCCTCCCGGGCCAAGGTCTGTGACAACTGAGTTGAGCTCCACTACTTCTGGTTGCATGACGTAAACCCCGGTCGCATAGCAATTCTTGTTCGACGGCGAGACGAAGGGCAGGTTGCCGTTTTGCGCGTCCGTGCGATTCATCACGGCGCAGGCCACGCTCGACAGGTCGAAGCGCAGGTCGCCGATTCCGATGTACGGCCAGAAAAGTGCTAGGGATTTATCCGAAACCTCCTTAGCATCAGCCACGCGGGACGGCCACGAAACAACTACCGACTCCCCATCCGAGGGCGCGTGCTCATTGCAGGGGATGTCACCCACGGCCACGGCGGAAAAACGGCCACCGTATAACTCGGCCTTCGATTTCATTAGCATCCATACCCCGGGGTTGTTCGCGAAATACGGAATGCAAACAATAGAAGGCAAGCGGCGCAGCCGTTCGTATACGGTATCGATTTTATCGATGGCCGAAAGAAGACTGTTACTCCCGACGGAGCCATCCGCGCTCGCAATACCGCACATGATGCAATCTCCGCGCCCGCACAGGCGGAACCACAGATATGCGAACGATACGAGGGAATGCGAGAACCAGCCGTCTTCACCGGCCACATCGTCCGTCCCTTCGGTGATGCCTGAAAGCTCCACAAATTGCCGCCACGACGTAACGACGGTCGGCTCGAAAGCCGTCTTGACCGCGCCAACGACAAACGGCAAAGCGGAATCGACGGACGGCGCAGTCTGAAGCGCGGTCTCGATTTCGCTTGTATAAACACCATGCTTGAAAGTCATACTCCACCTCCCGGAAAGTACATGTTATTAGATTAAAAAGTCCCCGTTTTCGCGCGCGGTAGAAGGCAAATCGAACGTGATCGTAATTTGCGCCTGCCATACCGGACGCGGCTGTGACGACGGCAAAACCCACGAAAAAGGCGAGCGCGGGCGGCACCCTAAAACGATCCCATCCGGGGCCCGGTAGATTGCCTGCCCGAAAGCGTCGATCTTGTCACGCAACCACCGGCACGCGTAAGCGTAGTTCTGCATTTCAATCTTCGCGTTGCTTGCGACCTGAATGCCAACGACTACGACGGCGGTCTGCTCGCCTACACCGAACGTCCCCGCGCCTGCGGTCACGACGTACAGCGGCCCCCGCTCGACCGTGTGGTCGTTCGCGGGTTCAGGCAGTGCATGCGCATACCCGTGCAAATCCGGCCAAAGATTGCGGAGCCAGTCGGTGAGCCCTTCGACAAGTTCGTTCACAGTTCGTGCCTGCATATCAATCCTCCAGACCGCGCAGGAGCGCGGAGATTTCGGCGTCTATTACATCGCGCGCGCAATCGCCGAGCATAGCCGCTGGCGAAGGGTCGGCTCCCGCCGCCACGAGCCACGCTTTCGCAGGCGCGATCTTACGGCCGGTAGGCTGTCGCATGAAAACCGTACCATTCCAAATGAAGCCGCGCGGAACTTCAATCTCCATCCCGCGCTTGCCTTCGACAGTCACGCGCTGGCGATTTGCCCCAGTTGTCGGGCGGTCAAGCCCCGGCGTGACGCGAAGATCCCGGATTGATAGCGCACGGGCCGACACGCCGTGCCGAATGCGAACACCCTTCGCGGATACGGCCACGTGGGTTCCCATCGGGGCCGCGAGTTTTCCGCTCGCGGCATACCGCTGGGCCGCGCCCGTATCGAAGACGGAAAGCGCGGTCGCCTTCGCCTCCTGAATTCGCGCACGGATCGATTCCATCGGCTGGCCCGCAAGCGCGGACAAATCGACGGGGAGCGTTCGCAGTGGTTTCGCTTTTCTGCTTTTGCCCTTTGCCATGAGCTACCCCGTGATTCTGCGAAGGCCGATTCGGATGCACAGACCGCCAAGACGTGACGACCCTGAGACCCGGTATTCCTGCCCATCAAGAAAAAATATGGAATCGATTTCCGGCGTGTCACCGCCGTAGTCCGAAATGCGTACGATACAGACCACATCGGCCCCGAACGTCCCCAGATCTACAATCGCAGACCGTGGCGTTAGCGTAGCCGCATGAACTATGGCTTTCATAATAACGCCGTTCACGTCGTGAACGTCCCAAAAGCCATCGTCGTCTGTATATATATCTTCGAGATCTTCGGGGATCGTGTGGTCGTATATACTCATTTTTTCGCCTTTTTCTTTTTCGTCTGTGGCTGTTTCGGGGCCGCATCATCTGCGCGCGGGACATCCGGCGCGGACATCCGGACGGGCTCGGCCATACCGACGACAGCGAGGTGCTCGGCCCCGCCTTCGCCAATATCGAAGAGCTCGCCTGCGCAAATCATGCGGCCACGGTGCCACAAGTTACCGAGTGCACGCATCCGCATGACCGCCTCCTATTAAGCCGACAGGCCCTTGATATACAGGACGTCCCATTTACGACGCACGAGCGGGAGCGGAGCGGCCTGAATGATATTCGCAACCGAAACCGGATCCTTGCTCACAACCGAGTAGACCGAACGACGGCCGACGTAACGCATCATATCGGTTTCACCGGCGGGCAGGTAAGTCGGGCCGTACATCATTTTCGCGACCGAAGACGAGCCGAGAAGCGCGCTACCGGCCGGAAGGAGAAGCGTCCCGCCAAGGGCCGCGCCCGAGGCATACAGCGAAAGGCCTGCAAACTGGCCGAGGTACTGGATACCCTCGAAATCGTAGCGCGCGCCTGCATCGACGTTTCCGGGATTGAGCAGGGCGGTCGGCGTGGCCATAAGAGCACGCGCCAATTTCGCACCGACATCGGCGGAAACGACGAGAGTGTTAGGCGCGGCCCCGCCTTTCTGAATAATAAGATTCTGCCAGCCTAGGATATCCTCCAACATCTGCGCGCCGGTCGTGGTATCGCCCCAGACCGCATCGGACGTGACGACAGGATCATCCGCGCCGCCGATAACCGGAGTATCCCAGTAGACAGCAAGCGTGCGGGTCTGGCCGTTCGCGAGCGTGACATCGACCTTTCCCTGAGTAAGCGCCTGCACGGACATCTTTTCCTCGGTGCGGATAAGCGCGCGTTCGAGTTCACCGTAAGAGATGTTCTGGAGTTCGGCAATCTTATCCGCCGTGTCGTAGGCCGTGCGGCCGGGGAGGCGGCTTTCGAGTTCAAACGGCGTGATCACGTGTTTGTGACGGATGCACTCAAAACTTGCAGTCACCGTGTCAAAACCGCGCACCGCGTCAGTCGTGCTTTCGGCCTCGTAGCCTGCAAAAGGCAGGGAGTTCGAGTTGTACGAGATACGGTCATATTCAAACACACGTTCGGGAATCGCGTAGACCGTCGAAAAGAATTTATCGCGGAAAAAAGAGCCCTGACGCACAATTTCTTTTTCGATTGCGTCGAGCATCACGCGGGAAATGAGTTCAGCCATGGGGGCCCTCCTTTTACTTGAGAATGATTCCGATGTTGCGAAGTGCAACGACGGTCGATTCAGGAATATCGTTGTCGCTATTCGCGGCTTTATATACAGCGTTCACGGTTTCGCGGAAAAGCTCGCCACAGACAATGACGTCCACGGCCTGCGCGGATTCGCTGGCGGCCACGTCTTTCAAGAGAATGCCGTACACAGCCCCATAGTTTTCCGCGCCGATAATATCGAAGGTACCGTCCGCGCTTGCCCCGCCGGATTCCGACACGGTCACGGCCACGGAACCGGCCGGGGTATAGGTCTGCGCGTCACCGGTAAGATTGGCTTCCGTTCCGGTGAAAGTCGCGCTCGCGGAAACCGAACCGGCTGCGCCTTTCGCGCAGATGATCGTTCCCTGCGGTACGTCGGCGGCCTGTGCATTCAGCTGAATGCACTGCGTTCTGTACCACGGCGAGTAGATGAAATGACTGGTGAGAAAATCGCTCATTGCAAACCTCCTAAACGTTCAGTTTGAAGCCCTGTTTCCGCTGGCCGTCGTGGATATACACAGACGGATCTCCGCCAAAAAGGCCGATTGCGTCGGAAAGCACCTTATCAAGTTGTTTATACTTTTCTTCTAACGAATTGCAGGCGGACACCTGCGCGTCGTACGCAGCGCGCGTTTTGCCGAATTCGTCGCGCAGGGTATTGAGCTGCGCCGCGATTGCCGACGCTGCGCGCTCGCTCGCGTCGAGTACCCCCGCGACGGTTTTGCCGCTCGCGTCTGCGATTGCCGAGACGGCACGTTCTACGGCCCCGGAGAGCGCCTGTGCACGCGTTTCGCTTGCGGCGGTGATGTTGGCCATGCTTGAGCAAATCGCATCCATACGCGGCGACAGGCGCGCGGAAACGGCCTCCGGAAGCGGGTCGGGGTTGCGCGGCTCGGCGACATATCCGCCAGACGTTGCATCGGCAACTTTGTCCACAAGGCCGAGGGCCAGCGCTTCGGACGACCGCAGCCACGTTTCGGCGGCCATCATGTCGCGCAGTTTGTCACGACCGCATTTCATACGGATTTCGTAAACGTCGGCGATTTCGTCGTCGCAGGCGTCGAGCACGTCGGCGGCCTTTCGCATTTCGGCAGAATCGCCAGCCGCGCCCATGCGTGCCTGATGCACCATGAACACAGACCCGCGCTCCGCTACAACTTCGGCCCCTGGGACGCATAGTAGAAGCGTGGCCGCGCTGGCTACGATCCCCGCCGTATGAATCGAAACGGGGCCGGAGTACGCGGCCAGCATCGCGCGCATAGCTAGCGCGGCGTCGAGGCTCCCGCCCGGAGACGAAATCCAGACGGCCAAGGGCTGGCCTTCGGCAGCGTCGAGAGCCGCGCGCAAATAAACCGCGTCGCTCGGCGCCCATTCGTTCTCGTTCATAATCTCGCCAATCAGCGAGACCTGCATTGCGTTTTCGGTCTTATTCGCGATAAGCATCGCTCCCCTCCATAATGTCGATGGGCTGGCCGTTCTGGTCCTTGACAAGCCCGTATTCTCGCATCAATTTTTCCTCGTATCCGCGCTGGCGAATGTTCGCGGCAATATCGGTTCCTGTCGCCACCTGCGCCTCGCGCGCAAGCGTGGAAACGCAGAGCTGAACACGCTTTGCCGCTGCGTCGATTTCCTTTGTCGGATCGATGTTTGGCAACTGCTCGCCAATCCACTCCGCGTGCCGCCACGCCGAACGGCGGACGGGGTCGGTATAGTAGCCAGTGAGCCCCAGCTCGTCGGCGTGCAGGTCGAGCCACGCATTGTAGAGCGGACGCAGGAACTGGTCGATGAAAAGGGCGCGGTCGATTTCGTAGCCCTGCTGAGCGTCGAGCAGCTCCGCGCGGCTCGCGGAATAAGACGCGTCCCACCGTTTCAGAACAACCCCGGCACTGAGTCCGAGGTTCGCCGTGATTTCCGCGCATTTGTGGTCAACGAAGTTAGAGTATTCCGGATTGGGGCGGGACGGATTGAAGGCTTTCATATCCGCGCCGTCCCAGAGGTCCACCATCAACCCGTTGCCGTAGTTGATTGGCGGCTCGTGCTCAGGCGGGATAGCGGTTTCACTGACGGACGGCCCCCCGGCTACGCCGAAGCTGTCCATCATATCGACTTCGGCCTGCGCCTCGACGACCGGATGCGTGCGAAAAAGAGCCGGCTTGCTCGCCACGACAGCCGCGTCAATCTCAGCGCGGATGTATCGATCAAGCTGCTTTGCGTCTTCAATCACGCGCGAAACAATCGGCAGGCCGCGCAACTGCCCCGGCCGCTCAAACGACGTGTGCATGAATAGCGCGCCGCTCTGCGGGAAGACAAAGTCACCTTCGAGCGCGGTATTGTACCCGGCCATGAACCGACGTTTTCGGCGATAGCTCACGGGGAAGCCGTCGGAATTGAAGAGAAATCCCGTCGCCAGATAGAACGCGAAGGCGCGGCCCCCGGGACTAAGTTCGATACCCGACCGGATGCGCGGGTCGCCGGTTTTATCCGGAGGCGTGACAAGACAGTCCGATTCGACGAGCGCCACGCGGAGCGTTCGCGTTTCAGGGTCGCAGTAGACATCAGCGACGCAATCGCCGTTCATAATCGTCGAGAAATAAGCCGTCCGCAGAATCGTCGTGAGCGATTCTCCATCCGTCCCGACGTTCCGCGCCCACCGACGGAACGCTGCTTCAATCCTGCGTTCTATCGCGTTCGCCTCGTCGAGGTCGAGGCCGAGGGCGTCCGCGTCAATCTTCGCGTCGAGTTCAAGGCCACGGCCAATCACGCCCTCGCGCTTCGCGTGCAACGCAGACCCGATGAGCGAGCTTGACATATACAGGTCGCGCGAACGCAGACGCAGAAGCATCTGGTTTTTGTCGCAGTCATCGCGGGGCGACGCCGGAAACACAAACCAGTTGTCGAGGGGCAGGCTGTCCATCGACGCGCCGTGGCGCGCGTAGCCCAGCCACGAAAAAAACTCGTTGCCGAAGTTCTGCACGTCGCGCGCGGCCTTCGATACGGCACGACGCACAGGCGCGGCCACGGGGGCGAGGCCTCGCAGGGCCGTCCCGAACGACCGCACCGCCACGCCGAGCTTTGACAGAATTCCGCCCATCAGTAAATCACCCCACGCGTTCGGATGTAGTCAATCGGCCGCACCGGTGATGCTCTGTGGCATGACCCGCCACGCAGTACGCAAGCGAGGCGCGCATACAGTCCTTCGAGAACTTTTTCAATCGCGGCCAAATCCTGGCGCGTGTAGGTCAGCCCGTCCACGGTGTAAGATTTACTTTTTGCCACGGCGTTCGCGGCCGCTTCCCATTTCGCGATATCCGCACGAAGTTCACTGATTTTCATGGTGCAAGCCCTCCGCAGACTTATACTCCGCCGAGAGGTTACACTAAATGCAACTGAGTTGCAAATAGCAAAAGACAAAAAAAAGACGCCAGGGGCCGCCACGCGCAATCCGCGCGTGTATGGGGCTGACGACAGCTCTTGTGAAAAGGCGTGCAATCCGCGCGTGCATGGGGCTGACTGCCCCCCGCTGGTGCAATCCGCGCGTGCACGGGGGTGGCAAAGGCTTCTTTGAGGGCTGGAAGTACGACGGTGTGCAATCCGCGCGTGCATGGGGCTGACCAAACGCGCGACGTTTGAGAAACGTCGGGGTCAGTGCAATCCGCGCGTGCATGGGGATGACAATTTGTCAAAGTACTTTTCGAGACGAGTTTCCGTGCAATCCGCGCGTGCATGGGGATGGCCGACAGCCAGGCGGCGAGGTTGCGATCTACAAGGTGCAATCCGCGCGTGCATGGGGCTGACGACGGGCGAGCCCCGCGCTGTATGTATGGCGAGTGCAATCCGCGCGTGCATGGGGCTGACCAGAAGGCCGCGCACGAACTCGGCGGCCTCGCGGTGCAATCCGCGCGTGCATGGGGCTGACCGAAACTTCCCATATCCGGGGAGTAGGTCTCAGTGCAATCCGCGCGTGCATGGGGCTGACCGCCGAAGCCCTCGAAAAGTCACGCCCCGGCAGGTGCAATCCGCGCGTGCATGGGGCTGACTCCCTCGGGCATAATGAATTCCGCCATATCTACGTGCAATCCGCGCGTGCATGGGGCTGACACTAACGAAGCCCAGTAACCGCGCCGAGTTCCGAGCGGAACCCTTCTGAAAAATTGACTTTTCAAAAGAGCGGCAGCTGTACACCGGCCATCGTCATTCCCACACTCGACAAGCCAGCCAGAGCCGAAGCGGCCCCGGCACTCTTGTCGTGCTGTCCCTGCGTCTGGGCTTCCTTCCGCTTTGCGGTTTTCCGGAGTTTACCGTCACGCCGTGAATCGGCGTTTGGCTGTTCCCTCTGCCCCTCGGTAGATTGCCCTACCGGTTTTCCCGCCTGCATCGACGGCCTCAAATTCGAGGCCGCATTCCGGTCACGCGGACAAACGCGACCGCAATGCGGGCAAGTCCAGATCTCTTTACTACCAAGTTCGGCATAATGTCCACCACAAAATGCACAAGTTTTAGAACTTGCATAAAATTTCCCCGCGGGGACTACTTCCCGGCACTTATGCTTGACGCGTTCCAAAAGGCGCCCCATTGACGCCCCTGCGATCGTGCGGGCAAGGCGATGGTTTTTCAGCATACCAGTCACATTCAGACTTTCCGCGCCGACACGGTCAAACATTGACGCATCATGACTAATCTTTTCCACCGTATCATTCATGCACCGTTTCCGTTTTGCGTTTAGCAAGGCGATCCTGCGTTCTATGGCCTTATACCGTTTCGATTTATGGCCCCGCGAATAGGCACGACTTGCGTTCGCGTTGCCTTTTCCGTGCATTGTCTTGTCACTGGCACGAAGGCGAGCCCATGTGCGGATAATCCTGGATTTCGACCGGTTCAAATTTCGGATTTCA